CGTTCTTGCCGATCTAGGCATTAACCCCTTGTTAACTGACACGCTCAATGACCATTGTCATTCGCTCATGCTGCAACTATCAGTAGCAAGGTGCCTACGGAGAGAACACGATACCCATCCAGACGTGTGGGAACGTGTTAAGAACGATCTTGCTTTGTTCTCGTCTGACCTACGTTTCTCCGTTAGGTATAGGCCAGACGCTTACGACCATCAGGCGACCCCTGACACGATCCACGAAGGTAATTGGCGCAATGCCAATCTGCACGGAAACTTAGTGGGTTGGTGCCAGAATAGACAAATCGCCAAGTGGGAGCTTTGGCGGCGCGTCAAAGTGTAGGTATTTTGTAACCAAGTGCGTACAGGAGCTATACAGAATGAAAGTCACAATGACGTTCACCGACCTTCCCAACGGAAGCCTCGACTTTACGTCTATGCTTGAAGGTGATCTCAGCGAAGCTGGCGGTCAGCCAACCCCGTCCATGAATATGGCGGCGTTGATCCAGGTACTCGGTACCCACGGTGTACTCGGTGCCATCTCGGAGTTAGGGTCGGCGTCAGCCGTACTTGCTGCCGTCAATCAACAGAGAGAAGCGGCAGGCGTGCCTGTTACGACGCCGAAACAACTCTCCGCCTCTGATACCGTCAAAGCCCTATTGTTGATGGGCTTCTTCGACCGGATCGCACCGGTTATGGGCGATTATCTCGCCTATAAGCAACTCGTCGACGACGTCGTGAATGGGCGTGCCGACGAGGTCGCATCAGCGTTCTTCTCTACGACGCCACCTGAAGTGACTCCGGAGCCTGCCGAAGTGTGATTGGGGTTGACTTTGGTCACGACAGATAACATAGTCTTCGTGACCAAAGTCTTCCTTCCAACGCCGGAGTTATGTCATGGACTTCCTCTTTGCCCTCGTCGTTATCGGCGTGATTGGCTTCCTCGCCTACAAGAAGGTCCCAGCCGTTAAGGCGAAGATCGACGGCCTTTTCTCCAAGAGTGAGTAAGGTCTATGGCTTGGAAGGGGATCATCGGTAAAGCTTTTACCCCACGTGAGTTTGCGCAGTACGTAGACACACTGGAATGGCGCGCGTGGAAGCCGAAATTTATCGTTGTCCACAACACCGCAGTCCCCTCATTAGCCCAACGTCCTTCCGGGTTTACGGCTCAGCATATCCGTAACTTGGAAACCTACTACCGGGACCACCAGAAATGGTCGGCAGGCCCTCACCTGTTCATCGATGATCGTCAAATCTGGGTTTTCAGCGACCTGACGGCTCCCGGTACCCATTCTCCGTCGTGGAACGGAGTCGCCATCGGCATAGAAATGCTGGGCGACTACAATAAAGAGTCCTTCACAGAGGGACGCGGTCTCGCTGTCCGAGAACACACCACCTGGGCTATCGCCAAGCTGTCCGTGAAACTGGACTTCGGCGGAGCGGAGTGGAAATTCCACAACGAAGATCCCAAGACGACGCACGACTGTCCTGGAAAAAACGCGCGTAACGTCCGCTCGGAACTCGTGAGTGAAGTTATTTCTGACATGCGCAGGACGACACGTCCGCCTATCGCGTGGCCAGAGCAGATGCCAACTCTGACTGAGGAATAAGTTGATGTTCAGTTCAATCAAGATCGGTCTACTCCTCGCTACCGTTGTTGGCGGATGGTTTCTCTACGGCTGGGGCTCCCAGATCGTGACGAATTACGGTGTCATGGCCGCGAAGATCGAACGCCTACAACGTGACGCTGCGCTACGTGAGACCCGTCTAGCTTCACGGCAGACCATGCTTGAGAGACGGGACGCTGCCATTGACGCGTCCAAATGTAAGGTCCAGATCCGAGCCTGGATTAAGGACCCTGACACGCTGCCGGGTTTCCGAAAGGACCCGTTCAATCCCAACGCTGGGAACTAAACCCGAATGTCAAAGACGATTAGCGCGCAACTTCTGGCTGATATCCAGAAGAACGTGACCACGACGGCTATCTGCATTACAATCACGCGGCGAGATGGGAAGACCATCCGCATCACTAATCACGACCAAGCCCTCACATTCGGTGGTTACGTTTACGATCATACTGTTCCTTTCTCTGTCGGCGCCATCGACAGTGGATCACAAATGGCGACGGACAACGTCGACCTGACGTTGTTCATCGACGACACCGTTCTGACCATGGATCACATTCGGAACGGACTCTATGACTACGCTGAGTGCGTCATATTTTTTGTGGACTATGAGAACCCGACGCACGGGCAAATGACGGTCCGCCGTGGTTGGTTCGGACAGGTCGAGCACAATCGGAACAATACCGTGACGATCACCGTCACCGGTTTGTTGAAAGTCCTCGACTTTGAGACAGGGCGGATCTACCAGCCGACGTGTGATGCTGACTTCGGTGACCGCCGTTGTAAGGTCGCCGTGAACCCCAGTCAGGTCTACAGTCCCCGCAACGAGTACTACGCGGGTGACTGGGTCTACTACATGGACGACACCCTGATGACGGCTCTGACCGTCGTCAATCCTGGTTTCGAGGTCGACGGTGGACGTTCGACGATACAGCCAATCACTGGGTGGACTAGGGGTGATGGTGCCGCCGTGTTCGTTAATGCATTCCCACAAGGTATCTCTGCGACACCAACTGCGGTGGCTGGCACTTACGCGTTGTTCTCCGGCACAGATGTGACTGCCAACGACAGTGGTTTTGAGAATTACGTTTATCAAGACATAGATTTAATCACAGCCGGATTGACGACTACGGATATTGACAACGGCATCTACAGTCTCCTCTACCGCGCTGCCGTCTCACAGAATGTCTACACGTTGGACCCGTTGAAACTTTTGGTCGAACTCCTCGATGCGAACGGCGAGATCGTCTCAACTGCGGATAGTGGTTGGATATTCCTCGACACGTTTGACGTGTGGCGTGACCGTGCTGTCTATATCCCCATCTACCCGAACACACGTACGGTTCGCATCCACATCCGCATGCGTAAAGAGGACGGCGCAGTGGCCAACTGTGGCGCCGATGACGTGCGCCTCCACTATTGGAACCACACAGCAGGCCACCCATGGAACGCCTCGATCCACAAGGCTAGCCGTATCGTCGCCTTCGGCGAGGAGGCTGTCTCTGTCCCGAAGAACCCGTCCTTCGAGGCGAACGGCGCAGTAGCTAACGCGCTCAGTCCGACGATCACTAACTGGGTAACGACGGGGAGTTGGTGGCAGGTCGACAACAATGTTGACGTCTTGACTGCACCACACGGAAGTTTTGCCCTTGTCGGTGGGTCTGATGGGACCTTAGTTCAGAAAACGTACACGGCAACGCAGAACGTTACCTTAGCGAGTATGGTGACGCTCGACTCCGCCCGTCTGGCCCTCGGAAAATACGTCGGACAACTTAGACTATCTGGGATCTTCGGTGACGCCGGATTGACGAAAGCAACAGTCGTCTTACAGATCTACAACTCGGTGTCCGCACTTCTCGACACCATCACCCTCTATTCGAACAACGCCCCAGGCGCTCAAGGTTTCTTGACGTTGTCCGGCTCGTTCACCGTGCCGCCTACCGCACATTCGTTCACGATCACCTTACAGGTCCACACACCTGTCGGAAGCGGTGACGGAAGTAAAGTCGGTTTCGACAACCTAAGGTTCTTTTTCTATGACGCTGAGAAGCCCGTTCTTGAGGACCCGGTAACGGATGACGGCGTGACGACAACCGTGTTCAACACCGTACAAGGCAGCTACACGGTTGACAGTGGTATCATCTGGAAGGCGTTGGAGGATCACATAACTTACGACTCGGTGGCGTCCGTTGTCAGTAATAAGGAATTCATCACAACACTCCTATCTGGAGATGCCGGGACCTTCGAGACCGGTTACGTGTGGTGGGTGTCTGGTGCCAACGCCGGGTTGAAGACGCCGATCCGAACCTGGACCCCTGGTACCTCAACGCTCAAGCTCTACTTCCGTGAACCAAACCCGATCCAAATCGGGGATCGTTTCATTGCGGTACGAACGTGTCAGCGTCGGTTCGTCGAAGACTGCGTGGAAGTGTTCCAGAACGGGATCAACTTCCGTGGGTTCCCTCATCTACCCGGTAAGTTGACCGACGAAGACGTCGCCGCCGAGACGGCGTAACCTTCTGTTAACCTGTGTGACATGCAACGGGCCAGCCCTAACATGGGTTGGTCCGTTTACTCTATTTTCAGGGTGGAAGTTATACTGATTGTCAAGTGGTCACGAGGCGCGTATATGTCTGTCTACCGACGCAGCGCCACCGAGGATGCAATGCAGAGGCCAAAAAAAGCTAGAGGAGCCAACCTAAAACCGAAAGTTGAAAGGAAGAAGAGAATACCTACTGACAATACTGACGGCGGTGATACCATCATCCACCCTGACATCAAGTCAACTTCACCTCACATCGAACCTGACTTCGAAGACAAGGTTGATGACAACGATGCACTGTCCGAGGAGTTCAATCTTCCTCCTGGTGTGTTCGCGGATCTTCCTGCACACTACTCCGCCATTGAAGTGGGCCGACGTATTCGAGAAGCACGCCTGAAAATGCGCTTCTCTCAGTCCGTCGTCGCGAACTTCGTCGGTATGGGCCGTACGGCTGAGACAAATTGGGAAGCGGGTCGCGCGTCACCCTCGCTTCAGACGATCAATCAACTCGCAGTCGTCCTCAACGAAGATCCCGCCTATTTGGCGTACGGCATCCGAAAGGGGCCGAACGTCGTCAACCCTGATATGGACGATGTCGGATGTCGCCTCGTGAACGAGGTTGTTTTCGGTGAGAGCCCGACCAGACAACGGACAACCAACCAATGGGCGTTGCCCGTCAGCTGGTTGAAGAGCGATCTCGGTGTCATCGATCCGTCGAAGGTGATCATCTACCGTATCGAGGCGGCGTTCCAGGCGTCCCGCTACGAGCACGGCGACCTCGTGATCATCGATCAATCCTCGACGCGTCCGTCACCGCCCGGAACCTTCCTCTATTGGGATGGCATCGGACCGGCTATCGCGGACATCACTGTGATGCCGACCCCCTCGGGTAAGAGCCTCGTCGCTCGTCTCAAGGGCGCCGACGGGAACAGTTTTGAAACAGAGGTCGACAACCTCGCGATCATCGGACGCATCCGAGGATTGTGGAGGAAGGCCTAAGGTCGACCCGTTGCCTCAAACTTGGATCGGCAGCGGGAAGAGAGCCCGTCACGGACCCAACACCGTGGCGGGTTTTTTGTGGCTCGAATTGTTATGGTGAATGACAAGTTCGCTGCTTGTCCATGACATCGCAAATTTTTCATGTACGGAAATTGTACGGAAAAAGGGCCTATTTTGGGGCTTTGATCACTGTTCGTCATCCCCGTTGACGGAGTGTCAACGTGGCTTCGGGAGAGAAAAGCGTGTGATTTCATAGGGGTTTAGATGGTTGCGGGGGCTGGATTTGAACCAACGACCTTCAGGTTATGAGGGCGCTTGTCACATAGGTGCTGCTATTGATTTATAAAGGCTTTTCAGTCACTCTTTCGATCATGTGAACCTAATGTAGCAAGGTACCTGATGGGCTCGATAACACAGCGTAAGTGGACGACGGCAAACGGTGAGGTTAAGACAGGTTGGCGAGTCGGCTACGATGTCCTTGGAAAGCGCCAATACCGACAGTTCAAGACGAAGATCAAGGCTAGCCGTTTCCTAGAGACCGTCAGTAAAGCACGTGAAGTCGCCGTCTCATTAGGAAATGCTGGCAACACGCCGTTGTTTAGCAACGTCGCTGCAGCATGGTTGAAGTCCCGTGTTGATGGGTCTGACGGAAACTCACCTATCGAACCAATGACCGAGGTCTGGTACCGTGGGCAGCTTGAACGGCACATCAACCCTGTGTTCGGTTCGATGCCAATAGGGACGATCACCAAAGGCAAGATACGTGAGTTCAGATCCACGTTGATCACTGACTCGGGGCTGTCGAGACGGACGTGTCAAAAGGTGGTTACAACCTTACGCTCCGTTTTTGCCTACGCCTTCGACAACGAGATCATCAATTCTGATCCGACAGAACGGATCACCGTACGCCACACAACGAGAGACGTACCTGAGGTTGACATCCACACCGCCGACGAGATGCGGCTAATCTTGACCACCGCCCAACAACTATCCATGTCCAACAACAAACAAACCAAAAAAGCCTGGGACCGATACTACCCAATGTTGTTGGTGTTGATCTACTGTGGACTGCGCATCAGCGAGGTGCGCGGGCTAACCTGCGCCGACGTCGATCTCAATAATATGACCATCCGCATACGCCAGCGTGTGAACGCGCGTGGACAGATCGGAATGCCGAAGAGCAGGAAGAGTAATCGGCGAGTCCACATTCCTGAAATTTTACGGCCCTACCTCACTCATATGATTGACGGCAGGATTGAAGGGTTGGTGTTCCAGACTAAGAACGGAACGCCCTTAGATACAGTAAACTTTCGAAAACGGGGCTGGGAGACAGTGCAACAGAAGGCAGGCGTTCGCCGCCTGACCCTTCATTCTTGTCGTCACTTCTTCGCCTCTCGGCAGATCGCGGCAGGTGTCAATCCAAAAGAGATCGCGGATCAATTGGGCCACGCCGATGAGGCTTTTACCCTCCGCACGTACGGACACCTATTCAGGGACGTAGCTACGGAGGAGCAAAGGAAGAACCGGGTGAACGCCCTCGTCCTTACAGGGTGAAGGGGGCGAAGCTTGACCGGCGTCCGACGTACCCGGTCTGATCTTCAATGTCGACGCGATAGGGTAACCAGCCGTAGTATTGGCGTTGGTTTTCTGGGTTGTCCCACCAGTAGACGTCATCTTCTCCACTAGTCCAGGTAGTGTCTGCCCACGCAGGGTGATCGAACGGACTCATGTGCTTGTCGTCGATCAGGAGTTTGCACCGGTCGATGTCACGTTGGAGATCGAACGGTTTCCCGTCGTGGTAGGTGTAGCTGATCCTGGCACATCGTGACGCCGAGACTTTCAGCAAGTCTTCCTCGGAGAACTTGGTGTGATCGAGGTCATCTGTATAGGGCAGATGGACACGGCGTTTGACCGGCGTACTCGCATCGTATGTTGCACGCATGATGTCCGCGAGTTCCTTGAACTCGGGCTGCGCGTTCGATGCCGTACGCAGGAGCCAGAAGTTGTCCCACTCCGTAGCTGTTATCACGCCGTGGACGTAGGAGAACGGTTCCAGGACGCGGTTCGCGAGTTGCTTGTGGGCACCGATGTCGTTCAGATCCTCAGCAACGGCGAGCGCGAACAGGACGCCGTGGAGCCAGATCTTCCTAGCTTCCGCATTCTCCTTGTCATCCAGGTTCTCGTCCGCGACCATCCCAGGCTGGTTTCGCCCGAACGCGAGTGGAATGAACGGATCGCTGCCAACCATCTCAATCCGTTTGGCAACCGGGATGGCTCGCGAACTCGCCGCACTCCTGGCGAGGACACGGTGCGTGTTGATCTCAGCGAGCAAGAAACGAGGCGCATAGACCTCGAAGGTGGTGATGCGCGCACTCGGGACGTCCGGATGGACGCTGTCAGCGATGATCTTGGCGGAGGTACTGGTCATTCTTTCATTCCTGATCTTACCCACAAGCGGCTGAACTCTTCGCCCATCTCACGGTCGTTCGCGAGGACGGTCGCCAGTCTCAGGTAAAGCGGCGCAGGGACGCAGTCGTCCGAGAAGACCTTCTTCTCCCCGTGGAATGCCATCTTCTGGAGATGACGTGCCAAGCGGATAACGCCTGGACCTGCGTCCTGGAGTTGGTCGATATATTTGTGGGCGGCTTCGTCTGACATTCGTATTCTGACGCTTTTCATTACTCGATCCTTGGAAACACAGTTACGTGGATGTTGTCGTTCTTAAATGAGCCATGGTGTTCGTTCCGGACCCATTCATAGACCTTGTCGGTAGCTTGCCAGTCGGTTGGCGCCTCCACAGATACGAACTGCCACTCGGACCAACCACCGTAGAAGTCGCAGTATTGGTACTTGGCGAGGAAGGTCTTCATCCCATATCCCTTTCATCACGAAACCCGAGGAAAATGGGAAAGCGCGGTTTACCTTCGACGGTCCAGCCCTGGTGTTTGACCTTGGCCCACTTGCGGAGCATGGAAACCCCGTTGTCAGTTCCCCAATACTCAGCACGTTGTTCGGCGGTGAAGCCTGAACCGACTTCAAAGTCCCGGTTCCAATTCAGTCCAAAGTGGCGACAGACGAACCCACCAAGGTCTCCGGCACCGACGTAGTTCTCAGCCTTGTGATCACGCTCTGTGAGGCCTAGAGCGTTGATCTTCGCTCCACCAATGTGATGGCGGCGCTCGTAGGTGCCGATGATCTCAGCTTCGAGATCGTCGAACCTTTTCATCTTGAGGAGGAAGCCTTCCTTCGCCGTGCTCCGTCCCCACTTGTAGGGTCCGTCAAGCGAACGGATCATGATCCCCTCGTAGCCGTTTTTCACGCAGCGTTCTTCGTACTGCGCCAATTCGGAAATATCATCGAGGCGTTTGTGGGGTAGATACTTGATGCTCGGACCGAACGCTTTGGCGTGGATTTCCGCCGTACGCGTACGTGTTGCAAACGACGCAAGAGGTCCCACATGCATATCGAACACCCAATAGGTGAACTCCGGCTCACCGTCGTGAGACATCACTGCTGAAGACGTGTGGTTCCAGGCCTCAGGATCGACCGGGTTACCGACGATTAGTTCGCCATCGAAGTCGGGCAGGCCTGACAACGCTGCGCGAATGTGGCGGTTGGGGATCGGCTTCAAGCTCCGCGTCAATGGCTGACCGTGCCGTATGACGCACCTGATCCCGTCGATCTTCGGGCTGGCAAGGACCGGGAATTGGAGAGGGTACTTGTCCGGATCGTACTCGGCAGCGAGCATCGGACGGAAGGTGGTGGACACAGGTCCGGCTCCTTATTACTTCTGAACGCAGACCCAGCGGCTCTGATCAACGATGGATAGCGATCCACGCGACCATTCCTTAGCCATCGCCGCGCCTGCCGCTTCACACGCCGCTTTGGTGTGGAACTCGGCGGTCCCGAGTGAGACGCCACCACCATCGCCACGTAGATACAGACCGATCAACAACACCCACATCGACATTCGTTGTTTGCTCCATGAATGACTGAGGTCCACCATGTCACCATGATGAGCCTCATGTCAATTCAAATGACCGATATGGTTACTCGCAGGAACGTCGACCGGTCTCCAGGTCGATCTGACAGGAAGCGCCCTCTTCGACTTCCTCAGGAACATCATCTTTGGCGACCAAGATCCCGAAGCGCTTCCCCGATGCACGGAACGTGGTGATGCCTTTCGCACCGCCATCCCAAGCTCGACGGTAGACGTCCTTGAACTGATCGAACGTGATGTTGTCTCCGACATTGCAGGTCTTCGACACCGCACTATCCACGTACTCCTGAGCCGCCAGGAGGACCGAAACATGCTCGTCGACCGTGACGTCCTGTGCCCGTTTCCCTTCCACTCCGAACTCACGGATGCCGTAGTCGGTGACCGTCTCAACCGTAGGTCCATCGAACGTCTGGATCGTCCGGTCGTAGGCGTAGGAGAAGACGGGTTCCACCCCACTAGACACGTTATCCGCGCAGAGTGAGATAGTCCCGGTTGGCGCGATGGACGTGAGATGACTATTCCGAATGCCGTGCTTACGGACGGCTTTTCGGATCTCAGGGTCCATCTTCTTCATGAACTCGCCGTCTAGGTAGTGGCCTTTATCGAACTTGGCAAAAGCGCCTTTCTCCATCGCCAACTCGACGCTTGCCATATAGGCGTTGTCGTTCAGTGCTTTCAGGATGGCCTTCTGTTGGATGATGAAGCCTTCGGAACCGTACGGGTGACCCATAGCCTCAATGGCATTCGCCAGCCCGGTAACACCAAGACCCATCCGACGCTTTGCACGGGCTTCACGTCCCTGCTGCGGCAACGGGTACTCGGCGCGATCCACGATGTTATCCATCGCCCGGACGATATGCGGCATGTCCTTCTCAAGCTGATTGAAGTCGAAGGAACGAGACTTGGTCAGGTACTTCACAAGGTTCACGGAGCCTAGGAGACACGCGCCATGCGGAGGCAACGGCTGTTCACCGCATGGGTTGGTCGCTGCGATCTCTTCACAATACCAAAGGTTGTTCATGCGATTGATCTGGTCGACAAAAAGCACGCCCGGTTCAGCCCAATCCCAGGTCGACATCATGATCTCGTGCCACAATTCGACGGGATCAACCTCAGCGTAGTTGTTGCCGCTGAATTTAAGCTGGAATGGCTTACCTCTCTCAAGGGCGATCATGAATTCGTCAGTCACGCCGACTGAGATATTGAAACCCGTCAACGCGTCATTGTTCCGCTTAGCCTGGATGAACTCCAGAATGTCCGGATGGTCGACACGTAGAACAGCCATCTGAGCACCACGACGATGTCCAGAAGATGCCACGCAACGGCAAATCGCATCGTAAATGTGCATGAAGGAAACAGGACCACTCGACTGAGAGCCTAGTTTCTTGATCAGATCGCCACGCGGACGAAGCGTCGAGAAGTCGTAGCCGATGCCGCCGCCAAGACGCATGGTCTGGGCCGCCTCAGTCGCACGGGCCATGATGGACGCTGTACCATCCGTGAACGAGTCGTCGATGGTGCCAGAAACGAAACAATTGTAAGGCGTGACGATCTTCGGCGCACCCATTGCCGCCTGGACACGTCCACCCGGCATAAAACGCATGTCCATCAGAATGTCGCGGAACGATTTGAAGTGTGGTTGGTCATCTTTCAACGCGTTGGCTACGCGCTTCATTCCTTGCTCGAAGGACTCACCTTCGGTGCGATATTTGGTAGCGTGTAGGCCAACAGAAATTGGCAGAGTTGGACCGCTCATGGTCATCCCTTTCGGACGTTCAGATTGTTTGGTAGTTAGTCTTCCAGGATCAGTTCGATGAGCGGGATACCCGTCCACGTCTGAAGTTTGAAACCCTCGTACGACGCTGAAAGCTCGTCAGTATCGAAGCGGACAGGGACGTCGAATTCGAATGACGCCGTGACGACCTGTCCAATCGTCGGCGGAGTGATGATGCGGAATGTACCAGCGTTGTAGTTGATGTTGTTGATGGGTGCGGCAACGCCATTGACTTTCACCGACAACGTGCCTGAAACAGGTTTGAAGATCCGACGGTCGAAAAACAATCCGCCAGCCGAATAACGCTTTACGAGTTTGAATGCGTCATTCACACCGTTGACGAGACCGGAACACGGCTCGTCAACCGCAGTGTAATCGAAATGGTCTTTGAAACGAAATCCCCGTGCCTTACCCCGCGCGTTATAGAAGAACGCGCGAACGACATCGAAATCCTCTTTATCGTTGACAGCACGCTCGATATTCCACACACCACGGACAACATCCCAGGTGTGAATAACACCGTCGCGACCGGAGTCACCCTCAAAGACAAACGTCTTGAAGCCGGGACCGCCTGCTGAACCGTAGGAGATTGTCTCGTCGAAACGAGGGGTTTCAAAAAAGGCGTCCATTGGATTGACCCAGAGTTATGTGTGATGACGTCAGGGCCAAAGAAAGTAACCCAGGTTCGTCAGGCGGTCAAATCTTCGACCAGCGTGACGCCGCCCCAGTCCTCAGACTGATATCCGACGTGGCTCGCGGACATCGCGTCAACATCGAAACGGACAGGCACGTCGAATTCACCAGTCACTTTGACTGTGTGCCCATTCGTCGGCGGTGCGACGAATGTGATAATGCCGGTTGCCGTGTCGAGGGTGTAATCCGTCGTGATAGTTTGGAGTACGTCATTGACGTACACTTGCATACCTGCAACGGGCTTTTTGATATCTCGAACGTAAGTGTAGGTGCCAGTCGTGTAGGTCTTCGTGATTTGGAAAACGTCCGTCGTTCCGTCACCTGTGCCGATCAATTCGTCGTCAAGCTCGTAGTCATTCCAGTCCTTGAACCGGAACGAGTTAGTCCGACCTCGAATGGCGACGAAAAACTCACGCACGGTCTCCATGTCCTCGGTATCACGGATACCTAGACTGAAGTCGTAGCGATGCTTTGCACGGGTCCAGATCGAGTGCCGTTGCTCCAGGGCGGTCGTCGTCTCGAACACGTAGGTTCGAAAGGTCGGACCACCACTGGCGCCTTCAGCAATAGAGTCAGGGAAGCGCGGTGTTTCAAGAAATGTCATTAGACCCTCTTCCTAAACTCGCCACGTTCCACCCGGCGTTGAAGGCGGTCCCGTTGGCAATTCTTACAGCGTCGTCTTCCGTCGCCCCAATAAAGTGTATTATCTGGCGTGTAGGTGTGCCCGTTACGGCACCGCAGACGATTATCAGAGATAGCGTCGTGTTGTTCTTTAGTTAGTGGTTCAAGATGCAACGGGTTACAACATCGCGGTGTCGTACATACTCCGTGATGTAGAACCAAATCACCGAGATCCGGGTTGATAAGTAAAGTGTAGAGTAGGCGGTGAACACGCCAAGACTTTCGCTCGAAAGTCACCGTACCGTAGCCCCGTACATCACAATTATCTGACCACAACCAACAACCAGACGGACTGATTTCGATACGATCAACTACTACTGACTGTAAAGTGTTCCTACGCATTACACTCGTTTCCGCACCCCAAATTCCGCCGAATTTATATTAGCTACGGTCCAAGCGGCTGTTGTGTTGGGATCAGTTTCAAAGATCCGCTTACGCCAACGATAGGAACCGTTGACAAGGGGTTGATCACCGCCAACGCTGACTGTGCCTCCGGAGTTGACAATCATGGCGATCTCATCTCCTGCAGCGTCGGCGCGAGCCAAGGCCATCAACTCAACGAACAAGATGCCCGTGTTACCTGTCGCCGACACAGCTGCGTGGCTTGCGTAGTTGTCCTGGTCGGTCGTGCTCGATGAGATGTACGTCGTGTCACTATCGTGCGCGCCAAGGGCGTCATCGATACACGAGACATTCGTCGAGGCTGACGGCGTCCAGTTGGCGGTTACACCGTCGGCGTCCGGGATCTGGATCTCGTAGCGGAGATCTCCGACCCAATCGTTGAAGGTCGCTCCGCTGTTGTCGTACGCGATGAAGTCTTCCCAATACAGGTTGTCAGCGACACCACCGATACCGAAAGCGCCGATTGCCGTCGACCCGCCGTCTTGGGTGTCCAAACCAGTCCCATTATAGACGGTCACACCGTCAACGCGGATTTCAATGGTACCAGCAGACGGATGGATGAGAGACTTCGCCTCCAGGCGGTGATAGACGTTGGGCGAGAACGGACACGGGATCACTGCAATCGGTATGGACGCCGAAGGTGCGGCGAACACATACAGGTTCCCACTCGCAGCCATCTGGAGATGCCAGTGGTAGCCAGTCAATCCGGAGTTCAAGATGCCGAGGACTTCACCGCTGGTGTACGTACCGCCGTCCGTGTCGAATTTAACGGACGCGCCCATGAAGACAGTGGTGCTTGGCGCAACTGGAGGACGCATGAAAAGGCGTCGTCCACCAGTGTTGTACGAGATAACGCGCGCTCCGTACCGCCCCTCAGTGTTGTTGGTCTGCCCGTTATCAGCCGCCCACACAGTCGTACCCAGCGGTGAATTGTCGTTCACCGCGTCGGGTTCTTGTGTGTTC